TAATGGATTGGTTAACAAAGTTTTGGAGAAAACCTGAAGTTCAACAGGAAACTCTTGTCATAGACATGATGAAAGACGATGTTGACCCAGAGCAACTAACAATTGAAAACGCATATAAGACAAGATGGATTTGGTACCATACAATATTAGCAATAGGTATATTTTTCACTAATGTATTATTAATCGCAATACTTTTGTTGTTGGCAATTAAATTATGAGTGAAAGAATCGAAGTAGAATATATTAACGCAGTATACATGCGGATCAAAGCCGACTCAGGTTTAAAGGTTGAGTTGTCTGAGTTCTTTGCATTTAAGCCAGAAGGTTATCAATTCAGTCCAAAATATAAAGCAAGAGTGTGGGATGGTACGATCCGTTTGTTTCAGCCTATGCGTCCTGTATTATATGTTGGTCTACTTCCACACCTTAAAAAGTTTTGTAAAGATAGAGATTATATATTAGAAGCACCGGTCGAGATCGGAGAACCAGAAATCATAGAGGATGGATACGTTGAAGAATTGGCTGAAACGATTAACTGTAAATTTAAACTAAGAGACTATCAGGTCGAATATATCACTAACGCTTTGCGTAACCGCAGATCTTTATCTCTATCGCCGACATCATCTGGTAAGTCTTTAATTATTTACCTAATACAACAACATTACTATCAAACCTTTGGATTAAGAACATTAATTATTGTTCCTACTATTTCGTTGGTACATCAGATGGCTGGTGACTTTGTTGATTACGGTTGTGATGAAAATGATATCTATAAAATACAGGGTGGAGTTGATAAGAATACCAAAGCACCGATAGTAATATCTACATGGCAATCTTTAGTCAAACTGGATAAGAATTGGTTTGGTCAATTTGGTTGTGTGATGGGTGATGAAGCTCATACCTTTCAAGCAAAGTCATTAACAACCATTATGCATAAACTCGAAGATTGTACTTATCGTCATGGATTTACGGGTACACTCAAATCAGCAGAAAGTAAAACACATAGGTTAGTACTTGAAGGTTGTTTTGGAGAAGTAAAAAGAATTGTATCCACAAAGAAATTAATGGACGAAGGTACGGTTGCTGATTTTGAAGTAAAGGCTATTGTATTGAATCATAGTAACGAAGCAAAGGCTGCATTTAAAAAGGCAATGGGTCAGGTTAAAGAATCAGTTAAGAAGTGGCCGGCCGAAAGAGAGTTCATCGTAAATCATGAAAGGAGAAACAATTTTATTAAGAACCTTGTTCATTCTCTTAAAGATCAAAACAATTTAATACTATTTGACCTTGTTGAAAAACACGGTAAGATACTTGAGCCCATGTTACATAAAGAAGGTAGAGAACTACATTTTATATACGGAGCAACGAAAGGAGAAGAGCGTGAACGTATACGACATTTGGTTGAGAACGACCCTGATAAGAAACATAATATACTCGCATCCTATGGAGTTTTTAGTACTGGCGTTAATATTAAACGACTTGATAACGTAATCTTTGCCTCATCTTCCAAATCTGAGATTAAAGTATTACAATCAATAGGTAGAAGTTTACGTAAAGCTGAGGACTCGCAGAAAGCGGTCCTCTATGATATTGCTGATGATTTATCGGTAGGTAGTTACGAAAACTATACATTGAAACATTTTAAGTCGAGAATTGAAATCTACTCGTCAGAGGAGTTTCCGTTTAAAATATTTACTGTCGACATATAAAACTAATATACCTTTAAAGTCGATAAACTTATTATACAAGGAATTTGGAGACTTGTCAATAGTTTTTTAGAAAAAAGTTTAATTAATTTCATATTTGTTAACTTTCTATTGACAAAACAGAGAAAATGGTATATAATTACATTATTAATTTAAAAAAGGAGCATTAGTTTGAAATGGCTAAGAAACGAAATTACGTAAACAACAAAGACCTCCTCGCGGCATTAATTGCCTATAGAGAGGCAGTGGCAGAGGCAGAAGAAGGTGGCGAAGATAAACCCGTCGTACCTGATTACATCGGTAAATGTATTATGATGATTGCTCAAAGATTGGCAACAAGACCAAACTTTAGTGGTTATATGTATAAAGAAGAAATGATCTCAGACGGAATTGAGAACTGTCTTCAATATATACATAACTTTAATCCAGATAAATCTCAAAATCCATTCGCTTATTTTACTCAAATTATTTGGTATGCATTCTTAAGAAGGATCTCTAAAGAGAAGAAGCAGATGTATATTAAATTTAAAGCCTCACAAAGGCAAATGATGGACAATGAAGTATTTGATTCAGCGGGCGAACCAGTTACTGGAAATCAACTTCCTGATTATATTAACGACTTTATTGATGACTTTGAAACAAAACTTAAAAAGAAGTAAGCTATGTTTGATTATGAGAACGCATTTGACTATACGAAGCCGACTGCTGCCTTAATAGGTAGATTCCAACCCTGGAACGAAGAACATACAAAATTATTCATAAAGTCCTTGACATTAACAGGACAAATTGTTATAATGGTTCGAGAAGTGTATAATCCAACAGAGATCGAATCAGATAATCCGTTTGGAGAAATTGCTGTTATTGATCGTATTAAGAAAAGTTTAGGAGATGCTGGCTTTGAAGAAGGCCAAGAGTATATGATCCAAATGATTCCTAATGTTGTTGATGTAACATTGGCAAAACAATTAAGAGAAGATGAATTATGAAGTTAGTATCTAACAAAGATCCAATATTAACAAAAGTACTACAAGATGTCGATATTGAAAATCCTCAGATTGATTTAAAGCAAACAAAGAACGATATGGTAGAGCTGATGGTCTCTAAAAGAGGGCTAGGCCTTGCTGCATGTCAAGTCGGTATAGATTATAAATTGTTTATTATCGGTGAAGACAAAAAGAATACAATGATGTTCGTGAATCCTGAAGTTATATCTGTTTCAGAAGAAACTGAATTGGATGTTGAAGGTTGCCTATCATATCCTGATGTATTTGTTAAAATGAAAAGACCTAACATGGTTGAAGCCAGGTGGTTTGATGAAGAAGGTAAACCACAGGAAGGTAGATTTGAAGGTTACACTGCAAGATGTTGGTTACATGAATATGATCACCTTCATGGTGTTCTATATAAAGACAAAGTATCTCGACTCAAATGGGATAGAGCTCTTAAAAAGAAATCAAAAATTACAAAACAAAGATCACAGTTAATGGCATACATGGCAAACGCTCAAGCAGCATTGGATAACGCCAAAACCGCACAGGAGTAATATGAAGATCGCGATCGTTACCGATATTCACATCGGTGTCCGTGGAGATAGCAAAGTATTCCACGAAGTCCAAAGAAAGTTTTTCGAAGAAGTATTTTTTCCATATATTGATGAACATGGTATCACCACTGTGTTTGATCTTGGAGATACATTCGACCGCCGTAAGTATATTAATTATGCGTCACTATCGGCAGGTAAATCTTTCCTCTTTAATAATTTAGTAAAGCGTAATATTGACTTTCATTGTCTTATTGGCAACCATGATACTTATTACGCAAGCACAAACGAAATCAATAGTATGAATCTATTGACACAAGAGTATCCTCAATTTACTCTATACCAAGATACTGCTGTAGAATTAGAACTTGGTTCAACTAAATTCCTTATGCTGCCTTGGTTAAATAAAGAGAACGGCGAAAAGAATTTAGAGATCGTTAGAAACTCTGATGCTAATATATTGATGGGACACCTTGAAGTAAAAGGTTTTGAGATGATGAAAGGTGCGTTATGTACGCATGGTATTGATATGAACGTGTTTAAACATTTTGAGTCTGCGTTCTCTGGTCACTTTCACCATCCTTCAAGATATGGCAATGTTGAGTACCTTGGATCACCATACGAAATGACTTGGTCTGATTATAAAGGTAGTCGAGGTTTCCATGTATTTGATACTGAAACTCGAGAGATGGTCAAGATTGAGAATCCTAATCGTGTATTCTATAAAGTATTTTATGATGATGCTGATTGGACAGTTGATACTGTTGCTAATTACGACGTCGAACAATATAAAGATACCTATGTAAAGGTCATAGTACAAAATCGTACCAATGCTTATCTATATGATATGTTTATGGGTCGTATGTCAGAGTGTGGAGCTGTTGACGTTAGAGCTGTTGATGATCATATGAATTTAGATGCAGAAGGTGTTGATGAAATACTTGATGAAACAAAAGACACAACTGAAATCCTGTCTCAATATATTGATGGTCTTGAAACCAATGTTGATAAGGCAAAGGTAAAAGGATTAGTTGATGAATTATATCATGAGGCGCTTAGTTTATGAGAATTAACTTTGAGAAGGTTAAATATAAAAACATACTATCTACAGGAAACGTATTTACTACTATTTCACTTAATGAAGTACCTAGCACGCTAATCGCAGGTTCTAATGGCTCAGGTAAAAGTACATTGCTTGATGCAATTGTGTTTGGTCTATACGGTCGACCTTTTAGAAATATTAATAAAGCTCAGCTTGTTAACTCTATTAATAATAAAGAACTCATCGTTGAACTATACTTTGCCGCAGGTGGTGATAAGTATATGATTCGTCGTGGTATCAAACCTAATCTCTTTGAGATATGGAAGAACGGTGCAATGATTAATCAAGATGCATCTGTTCGAGACTATCAAGCGTTCCTTGAAGATTCTATTCTAGGTATCAACTTTAAAGCATTCAATCAAATCGTAGTACTTGGTTCTGCTACTTATATTCCTTTTATGGAATTGAGAGCATATCAACGTCGTGAGATTATCGAAGACCTATTGGATATTCAAGTGTTCTCTGTTATGGGTACATTAGCTAAAGAGCGTATGTCAAGTATTAAGACTGATATTAACGACAACAAATACGAAATAGAAATGGTTGAGAACAACATTGAATCTGCTGAAGAAAACAATGAAGAGATTCGTAAAATTAAAACTGTTGAAGTCGATAAGATTAAAGAAAAGATGGGTACTCATATTGATGATATAGAAACTAAGAATGGTACTATTGATACTCAAGATGAGATTATGAAAGTACTCTACGATGATATTTCTGATAAACCTGATGAGAAATCAAAGTTTGCTGATGCAACTGAAAAGAGAGCTGAGCTCGAAAGAAGTAGAGTACAATTTGAAAAGGAACTATCGTTTTACGAACATAACGATGATTGCCCAACATGTAAGCAAGGTATTGCGCATGATTTCAAACAAGAACAGATTATAGATAAGAATCAACAGAAAGCTGGTATTGAAAAAGGTTTAGTTGATATAGCAAAAACAATTAAGAAGCATCAAGATCGTCTTGGATCTATTTCAAAAATCGAAGAACAGATTCAATCAGTTAACTTTAAGATCTCTGAGATCCGAGCTGAAATCAAAATGTCGAAGAATGCGTTAGTTGCATATAAGAAAGAACTCGACAATGCTCAGAAAGAAGTTGATGAAGTTGATACAACCAAGCTTGAGAAACTACAAAAGAAATTAGATAAGCAAGTTGAGATACGAACAAAGTTACTTGATGAACATGAAGTACTCAATATTGTTCAAACCATTTTAAGAGATGGTGGTATTAAGGCAAAGATCATTTCTCAGTACATACCTGTTATTAATAAACTTATCAACAAGTATCTTGCTGCGTTTGATCTGTTCGTTGACTTTCAGCTTGATGAAGAATTCAATGAAGTAATACGTTCAAGGTTCAGAGACAAGTTCACCTATGCTAGTTTTTCCGAAGGTGAGAAACTACGTATCACATTATCAATTATGTTGGCTTGGAGATCGGTTGCTAAACTAAGATCTTCTGTTTCAACTAATCTATTGATACTTGATGAAACTCTTGACGGTGCATTAGACGGTGTCGGTATTGAAAGTTTGATTGAGACATTACATGGACTGAATAACGATGACAACATCTTTGTGATATCACATCGTGGCGATCAGTTCGCAGAAAAGTTTGAGAACAACCTTAAGTTTGAGAAGATCAAGAACTTCTCGGAGTTGGCGCAATAACTATTGACATTCATCGTCAAATAGATTATAATGGTTGTTCAAATATAAAAAGGCATTATGGCATTGACTAAATTCTATACATCCGTTGAAAGGTATGGTAATAATATCTTACATCGTGGTTATGAAAACGGCAAGCGTTTTTCGTATCGCGTACCTTTTCAACCAACACTATATGTTCATACTCCGAAAGCAGGAGAAGAAGGTTATCGTTCGTTAGAAGGCAATCTTCCTGTATCTCCACATAAGTTCGGTGATATGCGCGAAGCCAAGAACTTCATCGAAGAATACAAAGGTGTTCATGGTATGAAGACTTTTGGTTCAACAAATTATGTTACACAGTTTATTCAAGAAGAGTATCCTGATAAGATAACCTATGATGTAAGTCAGGTTAATATCGTATCGTTTGATATTGAGGTTGACATCAGCGATGGTTATCCTAATATGGAATCTGCTGATAAGCCAATTACATCTATTGCATATCATAGTTCTCGAGACGATGTATATTATGTACTCGGTCGTAAAGCTTATGACAAGACAAAAACTGTTACTGATATTCCTCAAGACAAGATTCAGTTTGTATTATTTGATGGTGTTGATGGTGAACGTGCTTTACTTCAATACTTTATGAAATTGTGGACAACTGATTACCCTGATGTAGTCACAGGTTGGAACGTAGAGTACTTTGATATTCAATACATCGTAACTCGTATCATAGCTTTACTTGGTGAAGATACTGCAAGACGGTTATCTCCACACAAATCAATCAAACAAAGATCTCGAGAAATTTTTGGTAAAGTCAACTCAACATATTCTATTATGGGTGTTGCTGTTATTGACTATATGGATTGTTTTAAAAAGTTTGGTTATAAGTACGGTCCTCAAGAATCATATAAGTTAGATCATATTGCTTATGCTGTTCTTGGTGAAAAGAAAATTGATTACACTGAATATGGTTCACTTACTGGATTATGGGAAGAGAATCCTCAATTATATCTTGACTATAATTTAAAAGATACTCAACTGATTGCTCGTCTCGAAGAAGAGACAGGATTGCTTGCGTTAGTTATGACAGTTGCATATGACGGTGGTGTTAACTATCAAGACGCGTTTGGTACTGTTGGTATATGGGAAGCAACCATATATCGTAAACTGATGAAAGATAAAATCGTTCCTCCACTTAAAGGTGGGCCAGGAGCTCGAGCTGGAGATCTTGTAGGTGGTTATGTAAAAGATCCAAAAGTTGGAATGCATCCTTGGGTTGTATCTTTTGACCTTAACTCTCTATATCCTCACCTGATGCTTCAATTTAATATGTCGCCCGAAACATATATGCCTGATGATCGTGAATATGTAACTCAAGATATGGTACTCAAAGGTGAATACCAAAATGATCGTGATAATGTTTCAGTTGCTGCTAATGGCGTTTGCTTTTCTAATAAGAAGTTAGGAATCATTCCTGAAATCATTGATGAATATTACGGAAACCGTTCTATTATTAAAAGGCAGATGATCGCGGCTGAACAACAGTTCGAGGTTGAAAAAGATCCTGATGAAATCAAAAGGTTAAAGCGTGAGATCAACCAATTACATAACTCGCAAATGTCAATTAAGATTGCCATGAACAGTTTGTATGGTGCAACTGCTAACGTATATTTCTTATACTATATTAACGACATGGCTGAAGCGATTACGACAAGTGGTCAGCTCAGTATCCGATATGCTCAGAAATCAGTGAATGATTACCTAAACAAAATTCTTGGTACCGATGATGTTGACTATATCATTTATATTGACACTGACTCTATCTATGTTGACTTCGGTCCGCTGATTAAAGAAGTATTTGGTACAACTGATATTGATAAAGACAAAGGTGAAGAGTTCCTTGATAGAGTATGTTCAACAAAGATAGAACAAATTATCGAAGACGGTTATGAAAAGCTTGCAGCTGATTTAGGTACATATCGTAACGCAATGGTAATGAAACGTGAAAAGATTGCTCACCGTGGTATCTTTGTTGCTAAGAAACGATATATTCTAAATACACTAAACTCTGAAGGTGTACATTATGATACTCCTAAGATATCAGTGACAGGATTGGAATCAGTAAGATCTTCAACTCCTGAAATCTGTCGTGATAAACTGAAGAAATGTTTTGAAGTTATTATGAATACAGATGAATCAACAACTCAATCCTTTATTCGAGATTTCAAAGAAGAGTTCCGTAAACTTGATCCTATTGCTATCGCAAAGACTTCTGGTGTTTCTGAACTCAAAAAGTACCAAGACAAAGGATCTATATACAGAAAAGGTACTCCAATGCATGTTCGTGGATCCTTGATGTATAACCACTTCCTCAAAGAGAAAGGTCTTGATAAGAAGTTTGAGACGATTCAAGGTGGAGACAAAGTCAAGTTATTATATCTGAAAGTACCTAATCCGATTCGCGAAAATGCAATCTCGGTTCCAGGTCTATTACCAAAACAATTAGGACTACATAATTACATTGATACTGAACTTCAGTTTGATAAAGTATTCTTGAGTCCTATTCAATCAATTCTCGATGCAGTTGGATGGTCTGCTGAGAAGAGAGATACAATTGAAGATTTTTTCAGTTAAACCATTGACATTTAATTTAAAGTGTGGTATAATAGCCACAATAATAGGAGAACACTAATGAGTGATGTACAAATTGTAAGACTATCAACCGGTGAAGAGGTTGTAGCAAAAGTAGTTTATGATAAAGGATTCTATACCTTAACGGATGGTATTCTTTTAGTTCCAGCAGGAGAAGGTAAAATTGGAATGGTTCCATTCGTACCTTATGCCGAAAGAAAACCAATTTCAATATCTGAAGCGCATGTTATGTTTGTAGTAGAACCAATGGATGAGTTAAAGAAGCAAGTGATTGAAGCAACAACAGGATTAGTTATGCCAGATAAAGGCGGGCTAAAATTAGTATGATAAAGATATACGGCAAAGATAATTGTGCATATTGTAATATGGCAAAACAGTTATGTGAATCTAAGAAATTAGA